AATTATCAAAAGACTGGAGGGCGGGGAAGATTTACAAGATAGAAGAAGAATCAGCCTACTTCCTGCCGGAGCACGGAAATTGCGACAAGAACTGTATCGTTGGCACCTACATCTCAGAGACTGGTGTCTTATTCGATTATCACGCGCTCTACGAAACCTTCTTAGAAATTACCCCGACGGAGCTAAAAGAGCTGGAAGTATTTCTGTACAGGGAGAAAAAAAGACTAGAAGGCCAACTTATGAGGTTAGAGGGCCTTGTTAAAGCCCACAAACTGGAATATTGAAGGGAAAGGAAACAAGAAAAATGCCGACACTTGAATTGGAAAAGATGATCGAGCCCACCGCCGTAGATCAGAACGAGATCGGCACGAAAGAACTGGGACATCTGATCAACATGAAAATTCAAGGAGAGATCCCCCGGATCGAACTGGAGGAGCGTCAAAAGGCCGCCGGGTTGGAGCCTCTGCCCCGGCGGAAACAGAAGAAGACTGCCCTCTATCAGGCTTTAAAAGAGCTGGCGGGGAAGAACACTTTGCTGGCCTATGTCGGAATGGACGGGGAGTGGGCTGTCTACCGGCTGGTTGATCAGTTTATCGACAAGATCGCCAACGAGGTAGACTTCTCCAAGCGGAACCGTATTCGGTTTAATACCGTGACCGATACAATCATCTTTGAGCTACCGGAGAGTATCGAGCAGGAGGTAAAGAACCGGCTGGCCCATTACTTGGGAACTTATACCGCCGATGATATTTACGATGTCTCCCAGCGGTATATTGAGTCCAAGTTCGCCGGGATTCGGATCGGTCGAGGTCTCTTCTTCGTCCCGGAGTCCTTCTCCGCCCAGACTTTGGCCCTCAAGTCGTTCGTCGATGCCATCCCCAACAGCAAGCTGCTGAGGATTGCCGTGGTTAATGACCAGGAGAACCAGAAGTCGATGTACAATGCCTTTATCGAGCAGTTGACCGAGGAGTACGACACACTGAGAGAGAACATCAAAGAGTTGGCAACCCGAGACGGACACATCCGGGTCAAGAACTTCAATGATAACTTCCAATCCTTCCGGCAACGGGTCGATATCTACTCCACAGCCATGAACCGGGACAGCCGGGTACTGGAACAGAAGATCAACCAACTGGAGGCCGAGTTCAAACAGGCGCTTGCAGGAAGGTAGGTAAAACGAGTAAGATAAAAGGGGGCGGGAGCACCTGAAGACTGTTACCCCGCCCCCCTCTTTAATTCAGTAAGGTGTTTGGGAGAAGGTATTGTGCTTGTAGAAACCAAACTTAATTCTGCTGAACAGCTAGCAAGACTCTACCCAGGGGCGGAACAGGAATACAACAACTTTATCGCCTACATCTATAAAAATCATCGTCAATCCCTCCGGTTCAACCAGGAGATTATTGACCAGTTATTAATCGATAGCTTCTCCAAAAAACAAACACTAAAGAAAGTCTTAAATCTCGGAGACAATCTAAGGCGAGACATTCCCTTCTCTGTAGAAACAGGGGGGAAGCCCTTCTTTCTCTGGATACGAAAAGCGATCTCCCACCTTATTTACGAAGGATTTATGTCGGTCGAAGATAACCTCCCATTTTATAAACTCGTCTCCAAAATCAACTTCCCGATTAAGGGCGGGAAAGGCGCAAAAAGATTTCTAGGGGACTGCATAGAAAACAAACTATTTCCTATTAAAAATTCTAAAAACTCTTTAAAAATAACCAAATTCTTCAGCCTAGTCAAACAAATAGCGCCCAAAGAATACACCCTCGTAAAAGAAAAACTATGTTGCGGAGACGACCCGCTGGATCTTCTAGCTCTGTTTTACGCCCTACCAAATATCGGAACCTTCACTCTGACAGCAAATCCCTTTGATTTGCTTCTTCTGTCGGAGAACGCGCTCTATAAAGTCTGCACCTGCCTGAACCCGCGTTCCAAGGCCAACAATATTGATGCTGATTACAGTAACGGGCTGATTAGCTATTGCCGAGACAAGTTCACACTAGCGGCCCTTGTTCTAGGCGAGAAGGATCAATATCCAAAGAACAGAAGGGGGAGGCTTCTCCTGCATGTCATGCCGGAGAAGAATAGCCTGATTCTAGGCCGTCGCTACGGAGAGGTCAGTCATAAAATGCTGCTCCTGCTGCAAAAAGAGCTGGTCGTGACCTTAAACAAAACAATGCGGACAGAGACAACCTGGTACAGCAAAAACTACCAACACCCCTATACCAAGATCAAAAAAGCAAAGTCCCGCAACCTGACCAAAGTAGAGGGAGCTGTCTATTTCGACAAACTGGACACTCGCATTGTCATCAACAGAAAAGAGTTGAAACAAAGAATCACCAATTCCGATATACCCACGATCCAATTTGAACCCGCGCTCTGCTTTCGCTGTGGGAAGAACACCTACCATACCTCCTATTGGCAATGTAAAAAGTGCGCCCCCTACCCTTATAAGTGTCGAGAATGTAGGTGCAGGCTCTCCCAGGAAACCGACTTTGCCGACGATAGCCGAGAGATCAGAAATCATTTCTGTGAACGTTGCTATGGAAAGACAGTCAAAAAGTGCGGCTGCTGTAACAAGGAGTACTACCAATCTCTATTAGCCACCTATCAAAAAGAGGAGGAAGGAGTAAAAATAAATCTTTGCTTAAAGTGTCTAAAAAACTATACAATTTCGTGCTCTAGATGCACAGAGGTGATTTATATTAATCTCCAAGGAAAGCTTCCAGACGAATACATCTGTAATGAATGTGTAGAAACGACAGTAGCTGATGCGCCCAATCATTGACGTTGGGAGATCCTACTATCTTGTTGGAGGCGAAATAATCAAAATTGTGAAATTCGACGAGCGCCGAGGATTCATAGACAACCGGGGTAACGCCCATAATGGGTACGGGGGTCAAGATATTGTACGGGAGTTGACCCCCGACGAGTACACAATCAGACGATTAGAAGATGATTGGGAGGCCGCTAATTGAAATCACCAACCTATATTCACAACTGCCCAAGTTGCTACTTCTTAGGACAATTCAAACAGGCGGACCTTTACGCCTGTCTCAAAAACGGAAAACCGCATTCCTTTGTGGCAAGAACTGGGAATCGCCCGGATACCTACATTTCGGGCGGTAGTGTCAGAGATATAAGATTGAGGAGGGCAAAAGAGCTGTGGGAAACCCAAATGTTGAAAGTATCCACAACCGTCCAGACCTGATCGAGAAACGTCTCAGATACGCCCGCCATCATATTCCAGAACTAGAATACCGGCGGGCCTTCAAACAATGTAAATTTTACCCAGATAAAGATATTCTTGTCTCATTAAACGGCAAGTTTGCCCTGTCATGGAGAGAGAAGCCGGAGGTGATTGTAGGAAAGCAGAATATCGGGTCAGTTCAATTCTTAATGTTAGACGAAGTGAAGGAGGCGCTCAGTGAGTCCATACGCAATTGAAAAAAGAGGCGGAGAATTTCTGATCACAACTCCCAATGGAGGATGGGAAACCAGGAACCTCTATACAGGGAAACTAACTGATTTTTCGATAGACCCGGAACTCGACTATGTTGATTTTCGAGAGATGGAACAAGAACTTCAAAAACTTGTACAAGAGGAAAGAAATCAGCCTCAAAAACCGTAAAAGAAAGGAAAGGAACATGGGTAAACTATTTATGCGGCTGGGAGGCTGGACTCTCAAACAGATCTGGGACAAGTACAAGGGGCCAGGGCAAAATGTAGAAAATGTCATGGCCGTTGTCAAAGAACACGCAATTTACCGAGAGGGCGAGAAAGAAAATACCCGTTATCTCTTTTGTGACGGGGTAGCCAAGATCCAACCAAGCGGGCAAACTTCCATCTCTCTCAACGATGAGTAGAAAAATTTGAAACTGTACAAGCCCTCCGTCTATAATAAAGAAGGAGGGCTAAAGATGTGGATAAATTATTATGGAAGAAATTAACCAAAGCCCTGCATGAGCAGTCTATTGCCAGAGTAGAGCTGGAAGACGGAGAGTGTCTGATCGGTTTTATCCGAGAGATCGGAGAGGAATATTTTGAGATCCGTTGCCGATCCTACATCGCCAACAACCTCCACATGATGGACGACAACGAACCGGCTGATCTAAAATATTCTGATCGAGCCGTCTCTTTAGGAAGCATCTATCAGTTTGAGGGCGACAGCTCGCACTCTCTCCTACCGGATCAACTCAACGGCCTTCTTTTCCACAAGCAGGCAATCTCAAAAGAGGATTGGCGAGGAAAAGAGCTAAAAGGAAAACTTCCCAAGAAAGAGGAGGAACCGTGCGAGAACACAACTCAGAAGACATCTTAAGGGCGATGGGGTTAACCCCGGAAATCCTCAAACAAATGGGTATGACGGCTCACGTGGTCTTTGGAAATCAACAGCTCCAAAACGAACCTGTTGTTGTCGGAGAAATGGAGGATAGCGAGATCTTCACCCAAAAAGCTCTCATTGTCCGAAGCAAGGAGATCAATCGAGAACTAGACGAACTTCGACTGAAAAAAGACCAGATCGCTCACGACCTGGAACAACTCAACCTCTCTATTGTAAAGCGGCTGGGGCTTGTCCGGGAGGATCTGATCTCAACCACCCTCGATAATAAGATTGTTGTTTACAAATCAGCAGCAATCAGAGAGGGCCTACCCTACAGTAAACATTCCTCCTAACGCTATCCCACCTGCCCACAGGAAGACCCCCCGGATTACAGTCTGGGGGGTCTTTCCTACAACCTAATCAGCGGACGGAGGTAACGAGTTCAGATGCCTTGATCCGGCTAGGGCCGAGCTTTCCTGTGTCCCGGAGCAGCTTGTAGTAGTGGGGGTTCAGACTTCCCTGGTAGCCAGAGGCGATCATCTGCCGCTTCCAGTTCTGAAACTCCTCCTTCTTGACTCCCTCCGGCCAACCGATCTTATTTTTCACAGTTGCTTTAACCAGGTTGGGGGAGGGTCTAAAGGTGACTTCATTGATCATCGGCGCAGCCTCCTGGACAGGCTCCTGGGGGGCCTGATTGGCAACAGAGAGCATATCCACAATCAATGCCGGAATCTCATGTGGATTAACGTCTGAACGCCTAATCAGAAGCTCCATTAACTCGTAAATCTTATCCTTGGCCATGTGACAAACCTCTTTCTTACTTCGATATTCCAACTGTGTTATAGCTATATTATAGGGGATACGTCAAGTGGTCTTGCGTATCAGATTGAAAATTTAACCTTAGTTAGAAAGGAGAAATAAAATTGAAAGTGATTACATTGCGCCCTCTCAGACTGGCAGATTGGGGAGGCAGACCTACTCTGACCAGATTTGGTGTGGATCAAAAAACTGACTGCCCTAAAGGCGCAACCTTTCCGGTCATTGGAGAATTGAAATACAACTACATCATTGACTTGGGAGAGGGATACTCAGCCAAAGTCTCCAAACACGACGTCCTTATTTTACAAGGAGGAAGAGAGATGCATAGCAAAATTAATGGCCTCAGCTTCAGGACCAACATTCCCTGGGACCAAATCAAAGTTGGGGATAGCCTGATGCTGGTCCACGACCCCTGCGGTAAGACTTCCCAGATGGAACACACGGACCCTTTTGCTCTCATGATTGTCCATGAAAAAACGAATTTCCACCTGGGATTTGTCCCAAAGGAGACCGCTAAACTTCTTTTGGATAATATCAAGGCTACCCTCTTCCAATGTCAGATCACAGAGATTACAGGAGGTTACGGAGAGAAGACAAATAAGGGCGTAAATATCAAGATCTGTTACGAATTAGAATAAATGATTGACAGAAAATAGGAGACAAACTACTATAAAATTAGGCTCAAACAGGAGCAAAATAAGAGCGAAAAACAGGAGCATTTTAGGAGCATTTTATGGACTTGATTTTGAAAGGAGTCGAATAGATGCCCAAACCACCAACAGTTAAGGTTGTATTAAGTGTACCTACCGTTCACGCTGAATGTGTCAGACGTGTAGCGGCAGAGGTTGGTCTCACCATGTCAGCTCTGTATCGGGTTATTCTCAAGGAGTATTTACAAAAGTACATACAGAACGGGAAAAATCTTAATTTAAATTTCAGTAAAGAAACCTTGACAGAACTGGAAAATCCCGCTACCCTTAATTTTTTTAATAAAAGAGAAAGAAGAAAAATTATAAATCGTCCTTCTATCGTCCCTCCTGTATCTATCTATCCGACAGACAGAATCCCGAAAGACGAAGGAATGACGACCTCTCACTTTTCTCTCCCCCCGGGAGGAGAAGAGGCCACACTAAACGCTTTAATATTTCAAAATTTAAAAACCTTTAAACTTATCCAAAAAAATAATACTCATCAATACCTTGCTAAACTCCTTGGAGATACTTTTGGAAAGATAAAAATAATTCAAATATTGATTGATAAAGATTGGAATAGCCTGAATCAAATTATCTATAAAATAAATTCAAAAAAAGAAAAGAATCAGTTAATAGATAATGAGATTAGTTATTTCCTTAAGTCCATAGAATCAAGTAAAGTGGATAGAATTCCCTTTGATAACTTCAAACCGTTTTTAAAAAATTTCCTAAAAAATAAAAAATCAGAGGATTATTGGACAATTACCAATGGTTTTCCAACAGAGGCTGAACATGATTGAAATAAGTAAGCAGAGTAATCAAATAGGTCTTTCCATTAAGACCCAGGAAGATCGTATTTTTCAGAAAGCCATTCAGATCTGTAAAGAGATGAAGGGACGGTATGAACCAGAGAATCGTCAGTGGCTTTTCCCAACGTATCGTCTCCTGGAAATATTGGAGAAGCTAAGTCTGGTTGATCATCTGGAGTTGGACTATCCCCTAAGAAAAGAGATGGAAAGACAAATTTCCGGTCTTTCCCCTGAAGCAGAAGCTATTCTTCATGAGCTTTCCCCCGTATTGATGAAACATCAAATCTCAGGAGCTAAATTCCTTCTGCAAGGACACTCTCTCTTGTTGGATTCCCTGGGGGTCGGGAAAACCCGTGCCACCTTAGCTTCTCTGCTGGTTCGGCTGAAAACCCAACAAATATCCCGCTTTCTTATCCTCTGTCCCGCCTCAGTTATTTCCTCTTGGCAGAGTGAATACGAGATCTGCTCCCAACAAATTGGTCTGAAGGTGCCGCTAATTTTCATTGCTTCATCAAGTAAGATGACCTCGTACAAGGCCAAATTAGAGGAGGAAAAGTCTTTTGGGTGCATTATGACCTCCGACCTATTTAAGAGGGCTCCTGAGAAGTGTCAGGCACTTCTCAACGAGTTTAAGCAGGTCAACGGAAACATCCATATTCTTGATTGGGTAATTATATTCGACGAAATTCACGCCCTGGCAAATCCAGCAAGTAATATTTCAAAGGCGATCCGACTTGTAAGTCCTACTTACAAGATCGGTCTAACGGCGACCCTCTTGCCTAAGAATGTCGAGAACGTTTGGAGTCCAGTTGATTGGGTCAGGCCGGATTATCTAGGCAATTACTGGGCCTTCTACAGCCGTCATGTCGTCACCCAGGATCGGAAAATTAGAACACCGCAAGGCCCGAGAACAATCAAAGAGAAGATCGGCTATAAGAACCTTGATCATCTCCGGAAGCAGATCCAGGAGATCTCTTTAAGAAGGGAAAGGCATGAGGTTCTAGATCTGCCGCCTCAGATTTTTATTACCCGGTACGTGAGCATGACCAAAGAACAGCAGAAGATCTATGAGGCAGTGAAACAACAGCTTTATGATGAGTTGAAAGGAATGAACGCGGATGAGATTTACAAAGCCATTGTTCTCTTTCCGATGGTTAAAGCGATACGGCTTCTGCAAGCGGCCAACGATCCCTCTCTGTTCGGAGAGGCAGGTTCATCTATCAAGCTGGAAGAGATGGAGAGGGTTCTCGAAGAATCTGAAGAACCAGCGATTATCTGGACAAATTGGCAAGGGCAGATGGATCGTCTTAAGGAGCATTTCCGAGATGCCGCTGTCTACATAGATGGCCGTACCCCTCAGAATCAGAGAGCCTCGGCAGTGGCCAGGTTCCAAGCTGGTGAAGTAGACATCTTCTGCGGAAATCCCGCAGCAGCAGGTGAAGGGATCAATCTTCAACGCGCTACCTTAGCGATCTATCTGGACCGTTCTTATTCAGCCGTAGATCGGATTCAAAGCCTCGCCAGAAATTATCGTTATGGGAGTGTTAATAGAGTTACTGTGGTTGATTTGATAACTCGCGGCACCATTGATGAAATACCACTTCGCGTTATTAGTCAGAATTTTGAGACGATGGAAAAGGTAATAAGAGGAGGAGACATAGATAAGAAAAAACTTTACGAAGAGTTGATTCAGGCGGGAGTAGTTGAACTCCCCAAAGGAAAAGTGTAAGCTGAAGAGGCAAGGAGAAAAAAGGTGAAAAAAACTATTACCAGAACTGATCAGCCGGTTATTTCGGTTTTGATGCGGCAGACAGCAATGGGTCGGGTCATCAATGGTGTTGAGGTATCGGTTTATTCTGGCCCTTCCGGAGAGTATTTTCTTAGGGGTACAGAAATTGTAAGGGCGCTGGGGCATAGTCCTTGTTGGATCTCTAATAAAGTAGCCGAAAATAAAGATAAGTTGCAGGGAGGATATATTTATGTTAACAACCTACAAAAGCCTCACTTGCCCTATGCCCTGTATATAAAAATAGGCAGCGCCCAAACACTTTTGGAGACCAGCAAAAGGAGCCCTTTTAGGGATGAGTTGGAAAATTTTGTCAGGTCTGTGTTGAATTACAATAAATTGACAACTGCTAAAGAACGATTCAAAAGGTTTCCAGAGATTACTAACGGTGATAGCTCCGTTCCCGAACAGGAAGAGCTAGTCCCTAGTCCTTTGCGGCAAGATATTGAGAATGTGCCGAATCCTAGAGGAATAGTGGAGCTGGAAGATATTCCAGAGTTTCGGGTAGCGCCATCGAATTTTCCTTGGGGAGTTTCGATTATTTCGTTTGTGCTAGGAATCGTGCTTGGGCTAGTTTTCCGAAAAGGAGTTTAAAATGTTAAATCTGATTGAGGGAAAGAAGGTAGTTATCTGGACTGGAGACGGGCCTTTAAATACCTCAGAGACTTCTGGGCACCTGATGGGAGTTACAGATCGGTTCTTTCTGGTCGATGACGGGGTTGATCTGCATCTTGTGAATATTGATAAAGTTCGAGTGTTGAAGGTTTTAGGCGGCAGTGGTTCATTAGGAGACCCTTATGACATTGATGGTGGCAGAACAGGCCAAACGATTAGCATCGCTGGCTAGGGACTATGTTCATTTACAGGTCTATGAGATTAATCCTCCTGGCTGTGAGGAAAAGCCTTATCCTCTCTACTGGGTAGTAAATAAGAAGAACGGTAAAGGCTATGAGGTAGATCTTGAAAATGTTAGGTGCTCGTGCTACGATTACAGGTTACTACACCGCATGGCCATGGACAATATGTATCGGAAAGGAAAGGAGAGGAACTGGGCGGTCTGTAAACATATTTTGAAACTCGGTTTGACAATCAAACAATTAGAGAAAGGAGAGGCAAAGATAAAATATATACAAAATTTACCAGAGGTTTGCTGGTGCTCAGATTAGGGCAATTTTGGAATTTTTTGAAGAAGTTTAGTCCCTGGTGTAGAAAGGTTAAAAAGTGAAGAGTGTAGTGTTGTTTAAGTTAGTCGTAGAGACTGAGATTGAGTTTGATCCAGATATTTATGAGGGGGAAAATTTGAGTTTTGAGGAGCTTGTAAAGATGGAGCATCAGGCTTATGAGAGTGTGCCGGAGATGTTGATTAGACCAGATTCTAAGGTTACAATTATGAGTGAAGTAAAGGAGGGCTAAGAAGATGTGGTTGAGGTTGACGTTACTTAATGAGTCTGTTGGTGTTTTTTATTTTGGCTCTGGGGGCGTTGTTCATTTTTATGAGGAGGTGGACGAAGTAGATGGTGAAATAGAATCTTATACAGTTTTGGAATTTCCAACGGGCGGAAAAGATTATGTTAAAGAATCAGTTGAGCAAATTTTAGATATGTTACGGACCAGCGAGATTGTTAAGGGATAAGGAGAACTGAGATGAATGAAGCTGTACAGAATTATCGAGACAATTTAAGAAAGCAGGCAGAGGAGGCGGCGGCGAGGAAAGAGGCGGCTAAGCAGTTTAAAGAGCAGCAACAAAACCGGAAGATGATCGAGCGGCTGGCTATTGAGAAGGGCGGTTCGGTTCTTTTCCATCCGTTCAATGATTTCTATACGATTCCCCGGCTGACCGGACACAATGTGGTCAGGACTTCTAAAAAGGGGAATAGGCTCTTCCGCAAGGTCTTCTGTCCCGAGCAGTTTGGGCTGGCCTGTGGCCTCTGCGAGAAGAGGTTGGATTGGTCGAACCTCAGCCCGTCGGAGCAGGCCGAGGCCAGGATCTCTAAAGTGATGGTCATCTTTGGACTGGATCAGGAGGCGATTGGAAAGACAACGACCTACACTAATCTCAAAGGAGAGGAGGTTACGGTACCGGTCAGTCCGATCAAATATTTTCACCGGACCTCCGGAAAGGCAGACGCTAATTTCTTTGAGCTTGAGAATTTTGAAATTGATACAGAGGTTCCGCTCAGTAAGATGGAGCTAAAGATCTCCCGCCACGAGGGAGAGGATATCACAGAGTACACAGTTAGCTATCTACACAAGTCGGTGGGTAAAGAGCTGAAGATGCCGAAGGGTCTTTCTCCTGAGCAGGAGAAGCTGTTTAAAGAGATGACGACAGCGCAGAAGAAGGGCGATATGCTCTTCTTATTCATGAAGGCACTCCAGACCTTTGATCTGCCGGAGGAGTGCAGCGAGTATCCGGATGTGGCCAATCATGAGTTACTGGTAGGAATGTATGAGTCCTCAACCTCACAAGCGGAGGAAGTAGAGCCAGAAGAAGTGCCCTACTAATCATCTAACTGCCAATCCGGGGAAGAGAATAGCCAATCCTCTGTTCTCTTCCCCCTTCAATTTTATAAAAAGGGGGAGTAGAGCATGATTGTCCGACCTAAGGCACGTCAACTCAAGCACGTCCCGGAGCTGGAGATGCTACGGGCGATCCGGGCGTTTCGGGAGGATCTGGAAGGCGGTAATCTTCGTGCCCCTTTTCCATACGAGCGCCTTGGAGACCGTTTTCCTTGGAAGGTTTTGTATCGGAAGATGGAGCAAATGGATGAAAAAGGGTATTTGGAGTACGGGGTTAGTCTGAGTACAGGCTGGTTAACGGATAAAGGTAAAGCGAGACTGCGAGAATTAGAGGATGGGGCGAAACATGAAATCAAAATTGAAGAACAAGGAACTTGAGTTTTTTAAAGAGTTTCATGAGCTGCTGCGGAAATATAGAGCTTCTATCGTCGTAGCGTTAGATGACAGTGCTACAGTTCTTATAGCGGGTAGAAAATTAAAGAATTTAGAGGCCACGCCTTACGGGGTGACTGTGCAGGGAATCGGTGAATATTCCTGGGAAGACGTTCTGGTGGCCGGGAGGAGGTGCCCGGAGGTTCAGAGAAGGAAAATCTATGACTTAGCTTACGGGTAAGGAGAAATCAAAAAGATGACAACTGTTTTAGATAAAAAGTATAGGCTCATAGAAGACACAGAAGAGGCGATGAGGATTCTTTCTGATCTTGCTCGGTTTCCTACAGTCGGACTCGACTTTGAGACTGCTTTGAGGCCAGGATATTTGAAAGTATTTAAATATAATTGGGAGTGGGAGGGCACTGGCAAGAATCGACACGAGGAGAACTGGGCGACTGATATCAGAACAGCAGACATCCGACTAATGCAAATTGCCACTCCGGACGGCAGACAGTATGTCTTTGACATCTTTAAAATTCCCATTGGTAACTTTAAAGATTACTTAGAGTCTGGGGTGCAATTAATTGCCCACAATGCCAAGTTTGAAGCCTCATTTCTTCTAAAGTACGGAATCTCTCCGATAAATTGGGGAGATACGATGATTGCCCACCAGCTTATTACAGCGGGGCTCCCAGCCAAGCATGGCCTGGAGGAGGTTGTTTGGGAGGTTTTTCAAGTTAAATTAGACAAGACTGAGCAACGTTCAGATTGGTCTGGGGAGCTGAGAGAGTCCCAATATGATTATGCTGCTCAGGACACAACTTATCTTCTTCCTCTTTGGGATCTTTTTTATGGAGTCTGTCAAGCTGACGGATTGTTGGATGTTCTGGCCCTGGAGATGCGGACTCTTCCAGCAACAACGGCAATGGAGGCTAATGGGGTCTACGTCAATCTTCAGAGGACTGAGCTTCTTCGTCAAGCTTACGCGGAGGAGATGGCGAGCTATGCTGGTAAGGTTATGGAGATTGTTCGAGCGGCAAATCTTACGGTCAAAAATGAAAAGTTCCTAAACTCCTCTCAACAATTGATTCAAGCTTACACTGAATTAGGGCTGGATCTGGTTAAGTTGGAAAAGGGAGAATTTGATGAGGGTGGCAAGCCAAAGTATTCAACAGATGCCAAGTATCTTTCAACGATCAACCATCCCTTTACCAACAACCTGCTCAAGTATCGGGAGTTTAAGAAGTTGATCTCAACCTATCTGGATAACTTTCCTCTGATGCGGCACCCTCTGACTGGGCGAATGCACTGTAATTGGATGCAGGCATTTACTGATACCGGACGTTTTTCATGCAGTGCCTTAAATTTAATGAACATTCCCAAAGAGGGGGCAATGAGGGAACTTTTTGAGGCCCCGCCTGGATACCTACTTTGTCTTGCAGATTTTGAGCAAATAGAGGTTAAGCTCGCTGCGATCCTTAGTTGTGATCCAGTTATGTCAGAAGTATTGAAACAGCCTGGAGCTGATCTTCATGCTGAGACGGCGATGAAACTGTTGGGGGCACATCCGGATGATCCTGACTGGAAAGAGAGCCGGGCCATTGGGAAGAACAGCGTATTCTCGGGGATGTACGGAAGTGGGGCCGAGGCACTGGCTGAAAAATCCAAGGGGAGGTTTACCTTGGCCCAGGCCCAGGAATTTCTCACAACTTTCTTCAATCACTATAAAGGATTCTCTCAGTATCTGAGCAGTGTTCGACACGGCGCTGTTTTTGGTAAGAAAGAGAGCCGGTCGATCTTGGGTAGGAGGCGCAGTTACCTACCCAAGGAGTGGGAAATTGACTATATCACGAGCCGTAATAAGGGGAAAGTCAAGAAGATATTTTTAACAGCAACGGAACGAGAGGCCGGTAATCATCCCTTTCAAAGTAGCGCCGCCGATTTTGTCAAATCTGCCATGTGCGAAGCCTATTATGTTCACAACTTAGAGGTTGTTATAAACTGTCATGATGAACTTCTCTGCTACACCAGGGCGGAAAACTCAGAGGAGGATAGAGCAAAGTTGGAGATGGCCATGGTTGAGGGAGCTAATAAAGTAATTTCCAAGGCCGTTAAACGAGGTTACAAGATAGACTCCTCTGTTCCTATTATGGCCGAGGCTAAAGTTGTTCAGTCTTGGCGGGATAAATAGACGTGCTTACTTCTACAGAGTACTCAATCTTAGCGTCGTTTGCAGAGGCCGCCATTGTTGATCCCTCTCATATTGATTTGCTATCCATGATAGCACTAGATATTGGGCCGAGCGATGACTTGAAACGATGTATTGGCTTAGTAAAATCAGTAATTTGTGGGGTGCGGACAGAGGATCAGATTCTAAAAGAGGCCGAAAAATTTATAAAATCAAGGGATGAGGCTGAGCGTCTTGTCGGGATAGTCTTGAAATCGGACATACATTGCCTGAGAAGTGTGCGAAAGCAGAGAGGGGCGTAACTTGATT